TCACATTTGCATTATTAAGTCCTACAGAAGCAATGTTTGGTTTAGTTAATTCAGCAAACAAATATGCTTTAGAGTTATTCTGAACTTCTAATGTAGTTCTATACAAATCACTTGTAGTAACTGTAGCAGAAGGTAATGTTCCTGTACAAACTCCAGCAACTGTTGTCAATTGACCAATAACAATCTCTCCACTAGTGATTTGATTAATAGCACCATATGAAGGAGTTGTATTTCCAGGCACACTATAACTTAAAACGTCTCCAGTCTTAATTCCCACATTAAGGAAACTAGCATTAGGAGAAGTCACCGTTGAGACACCTCCACTACCCGCTGTAACAGTGAATTGGGTTGCCGTTGGTCCAATGAGGTGTCCAAGTGTTAATCGTGGGTCTGCCGTGAATGTAGATCCAGTTCCAACAAATTGGAATACATCTTGCATACCATAATCATCGATTCTAGTAATTGATCTAGAAATTGATTCACCATTAGCCCAAATCTCTTCACCTTCTTGGAATTCACCAACAACTTGATAAAGAACTAATTGATTTCTGCCACTAACTGATTCATACAAATATCCAGCAGCATTACTACTTCTTCCCTCAATATACTGTGGAACTTGTAGTGAAGTAACTGCTGTATTAAGATTCAAATATGTAAATGTTTGAACATCATAAAGTGAAGATTCAAATGTTGAGTCTGCACCAGAATATGCAACATTCTTCAACTTCATGTCATATAGTCTAGCAACTCCAACATGCAATCCACTTGCGGTGCCTGGAGTAGCAGTTCTCTTGTTGTATAGGTGAATATATGAAGTAGTAGAAATACCAACGTCTGGAGCTCCATAAACGTTATTAAGTTCTACCTGTCTACCTACACTAAAAGGAATAGATTCATTCTCAATTGTCTCAGTAACCCTTGGTTTAGGTACATCAACAGTTGTTGTATTTAAAGTTTCTACTTCATAACCACGAACATATGCCTTGCCTGGTCCAATAGAAAGACACATCAAGTTTTCTTTTGGTTTGTTACCTTGTTGTGTTAGTTGTGATTCATAATAAGAACCATTATTACCAATCCTATCATTTAAACATTCCTTAGCAACAACAGGGAATGGTTTGATGTAATAGTTACCAGACTCATCATAAGTCCTTCTAGCTAATTCATCACGAATTAAATTATAACTTGACTCTTTAACAAACTTGGATATCTTACCATCTTCAATCCTCATCAACTCAATGAAGTTCTCATCATTGAAGTCAGTAAGAGGTTTCTTAACTAATGTAGTTGAAATCTTGAATCTATCTGCGCCAGGTGCAGCATAGTTAGAGAATCCTCTTGCATTATCATACAGATCGTTGTCTGTATTTGATGCAGTTACAAGTTCCTCTTTGATTAATAGTCCAATCCTATAAGAAGGAGTATTTGTATATTGATCAAGAATAACTGTTGCAGAACCAACAGTTACAAAGAATCCTCTGATGAAATATACACCTTCTGCAATCTTAGCAGCAGATCCGACTGATGTTGCATTAGATATTAAAGTTGTAGCAAAACTAGAACCAGATCTAATACTAGCAAGAGAATAAGTAACGTCTTCCTGTACTATTAAATTCTCACCATCGGAGAACCTGTTTCTAGAGAAATCAGTGTCACTAGAACTTTGATACTTAATGTAAAGAGTATAATTCCCTTTAGTTGATGTTCTATTATCAATATAACCTTCTACCTTTGCAGATACACCACTTGTTTCTCCTTTAACCTTTTTACCGATTAAATTCTCAACATATAGTGAAACAGGAATACCCAAGTGTGTATCATCAATCTGCACACAAGTGTAATCTGATTCATATGCTAATTGGCCAGGAACTACTACAGCACCTTCTTTAAAGAAATGCTTACCAAACTTTTCAACCTGATTCTGAAGAATAGATTGTAAAGTGGTTAATTCTCTAGACTGGATGGGTAATCCAGGCTTAAACAGCACCTTCTGATAATTCTTACTCTCATTGAAATCATCAAAGTATGGAGATGAATTGAGATTAGTATTTTGTGGCATTTTCTTTTAGAACTCCAGTACTATCTTGATGTCTTCCTTTTGACTTGCGGAACGAGGAATAGCGGTCCTGTTATCAATGTAAATGACTTCACCCGACTTAGTATTAAATTCGGCAGAAGATATACCAGCACTGAAATTCATTCCAAGTTGGTACGTCTTATTATTTATTGACGTACTAACACCGTTATAATCGGTATTAATGGATAATAGTGATCCAACCACAGAAGAACCATTAACAGTAACTCCATATCCAGCATCTGGATTAGTAGTAAATGGAATAATCTTATATCCAGTTGCACTAGAAGCAAGACCCATTGGTTGATAGTATTTCAACACTCCAGTTACTTTATCCCATGATGCCACGTAACCAACAGCAGTTGATCCAACACCAACTGTCTGTGTTATTTCGGAGTCAACTGCATATGTTGTTGCAGTTGTAAGTCCTCCTAATTTCAAAGCTTTTAATCCACTAACAATGGATGTATCAAGTAGTTCAGTATCACTACCAAAAACAGTAGGATTCTTAAGAATACCAACCCTAGCAAAGTCATTACCTTCAATGATATCTGGGTTAGTTTCTAATGTTTCAAATCTTGCGTAAAGAAGAGCTCTATAAGCACCCAACTCTCTATAAATGTCATATCCATGACCACCTTTTGGTGGAACAACAACATTGAATTGTGCTACGGATGTTGTACCTATACCAGTATTAGTTAAGTTAGCAAGAGGACCACCACTTTCACTGCCAGGAGCGCCTGGGAAGAACTGAAGAGATCCATGAGTATATCCTGTACCACCATCGGTAACAAATACCTCAGATACTTTTCCGAAAGAATCTACAGTAATGGTTGCTTTACCATCAACACCATCTCCCAGAATAGGAACATTTGCAAAGGATGTAGAGATGGGCTGATAACTTGCACCCCTATCATTAACTACAACAACTTCGATTTTACCATCAATTGCATTATTTTTAGTAGCAATTGTTTCTCCAGTCTCACCCCATTGTTCTGGAACGGGGATATATTCGATGGAATCAAATTTTACGATTTCCGAAGGTTTAATCGTGTAAAGGTATTTCCAAACATAACCGTCGCCACTAGTACCAGCTGCCCTAGGTTCAAGGTCAATAAATGTGGGTTGGTCATACGAAGGCCTACCCTTTGGGTTCTCTGGATCTGATCCATTTTGTAAGCACACATACACTTTCAAGTCTTCATTAACGACATAATAATTTGCCTCATAGAGACTACCCTGACTTGTAATTGGAGTCAAGTTGTATATGTTATAATCATGTCGATACATTTCATATGTAGTACCTGCAACCCACTTAACCTTTCTCACCAATCTACGAACATCTTTGTCCGTGATTTTTTTCATTGCAATAGTTGATTCCTTAATGGAATACTCTTCTTGGAATCCATCTAGAGGAGATGGAGTGTTAGTAGCCCAAGTACTTGTACCACCAGCTTTGGGTTCAATTGAATTGGGTAACCCAAGAAACGCATAATACTTATTTACAGTCGATCCCACACCAACAAAACTTTTAACAAAAGTCTCGGCGTTCAGAATCCTGAATTGTTCAGAAATAATGGCAGGCATTTTAAGCTAGTGGTGTTTTTTTCTTTATTTAGTGGTTAAGTTAGAGGTTTTATTCTGGAAACCACCGCAGCAGTGGATAATCCTGTTAATCCGTTGTCTGGATTTACCAAGAATTCTTGTGGAGCACCAGCTCCTCTATTCTGATATCCGTAGATTTGACCCCATGTATATTTACCGTAGAAGGTATCAATAAGAGTTGAAGTGACAAATCCCACTTGAATATCACTGTTATTATTTGGACCAGGCTGGAAGGCACATGTAACTGTCACTAAACCAGAAACAGAATCACCTACTGTAGCATATTCAACTCGGAATATACCACCAAGATTATCTCCAGCTGTGATTATTCCAACTTTATTCAAAGGATAATTATTAAGTCCACCAATGGCAGTTGTGATTCCAGTCAATGCATGACCAACAACACAAGGACTATCATAAACTATAAAGTAATCATCTTTCTGCAATTGACTATAATTAACTCCCAAGGCATTAAGTGAAGAATATCCATATCCAAGGTTAGTATTATCATTGAAATCAGACTTCAATGTGAATTGTAACCTAGGTGGAATAGTAACACCTATACCAGGCATCCAAGTATTGATACCAACAATAGTACCAAAATCACCTCTAGTTCTAAGTGAAAGAATATCTTCCTTCTTAGTAACATCGGATTGAACTAAAGCTGGAGGGGAACTTCCAACATCATATCCAAATCCACCATCAATGATATTTACACTTGTAATTACACCTGATGTAACAGAAGCAGTTGCAGTTGCTCTATTGACTATGGGATCTGCATAGAAAGCAGTTGTTCCAGATCCTACAGCAAGAACTCTTCTACCCTGACTTGGACCATAATTAGTCGATACAAGATCCTTGATGTTATTAGGATGATTTACTACACGACCATTCCAATTGATTAGATCGAATGAATAATAAAGACTACCACTAGTACTTATTCCAATGTAGATGCCATCGATATACTTAAGAGTTCTAAAGTCAAATGTAGCAGGATGAACTGCATTGTTATATTGTTGTTGACTCCAAGGTTCCCAGTAGTTCTTATCGGAAGAAACTCCAATAGTTCCATTATCTCCAACTGTGATGAATCTATTTCCATCGTAGATAATATCGTTCAAATTATAATTTGTATTACTTTGTTTTGGAGACCATATAGTTCCATCATTAGATGCAATTACAGCACCACCATTTCCAACTGCAATAAACTCTTGTTGAGCATAAACCAGTGAATTTAGATCCTGTAATGTATTAGAGAATCTACTATAGTATGAATCACTAGTAACACCAGTAGCAGTAAAGATAGATCCAGCAGCACCAACTGCAACCCAAGTATCTTTCGATCCTTCCCAGAGTACATCATTGAAACTACCAGCATATTCACTTACATAAGTTACTGTCAAATTCAAAGCAGGAACTTGTCTCTCTTCCTTAAGATCCAGTTCCTTCCAAGTGGTAATACTATTACCAACACCCATTGCTCTTGCAAGACTTCCAAATTCTCCTGCAGCAACAACATGAAGATCAGTAGGAGCAGAATATGTCCAACCAACGCCAACGGCATTGAAGGAAACTGTTCCACCAAATCCAATACTTCCCCTTTCCCAGAACTCGCCACTCTTAGTATTAATGTATCTACTACTACTTCCAACAGCAAGGAAAGGTTCTTCTGTAGTAAATGCGTTCCACTGGACATCATCAGTTACACCAGTTATTCCATCAAACTTCCAATTCTTAATAATATCCTTCTTCTTAATTGCAGAATTAGATATTGAAATTATTGGATCGGTAAGATAACTATATCCAGATCCGCCACTTGTAATAGTCAAAGAAGATATACTAGAAGAAGTAGAAACTAGAGAAGTAACAATACCCGATTCAATATCATAATCTTCAAAGATCTGTGCATTTCTCTCAGCCTGTGTTAATAGGTCAATATCAGAGAATACTGGATATGCATTATTAACCCAAATGATATTATCACTACTACCCACATTCCTAATAATTCTAGTTGTAGGAATAACCCTAGCCTTTAAACTTGGTCTTGCCTTAGAAATTAGAACACCAGAAACAACCTTATCTACCTTCTGTTTTTCCCATGTAATTGGTCTCTCAGCAGTTTGATTAGTATCAATACCGATACTATCGTATGCAGCAGTTTCTAAAACATCAGAAGCAACAATTCTCTTACCTGTTCTTGGGAACTGATCGATATCAAAAATATTATTTTTATTTTCTTTAATCTGAACAATATCACCAGCCTTAACAGTCAATGGTGGTTCCACTGTTTCAACGTCTCTCTTAGATCCTCTGAAGTAGAAGATAGAACACTTGGAATTGGGTTTTGGTGGTTCAGTAAATACGATTCTACTACCCTTAAAGATATAAGCAGATTGAGGAGTTTGTAAAATATCATTCATGTAAATGAAGATATTGTTAGTAACATCCATATCACTACCAGGCAAAGTCTTAAGACTTAGGATTTCAGTAGTTCCACCAGTAGTCACAGATAAAGTAAATTTCTTACGTATTCCATTAAAGTATGCAGAAATACTATCAAATAGTATAAACTGTCCCATATAGAAGGATGAGAAGTCATCATTCTCTAGATCAGTTACACTCAACTGGAACTCTGTAAGAACACCAACTCTAGGGTCACTTGATAGTCCAGCAACTGTTAATGCCTCAGTAATCTTATATCCAATTCCTTCTTCAGTTAGATTGAACTGACCAATATTACCATCAACATTAACACGTAAATCAACTACACCATCTGTTCCTATTCCACTACTACCACTAATATAATCTAAAGGTAGGTTGAAGTATGGGTCTGGTTCAACAATCTGTAAATCTATTGGTTTATCAATTCTACCACCTCTCTTGAAGTTGGCATATTCGGTAGTTAAACCGAGATTAACTCTTACACTACCACCATCAATTCTTTCTAGAACATCTACTCCAGAATATCCATCACCAGTAGAAGATGTTACTCTCTTACCGTGGAACATCGAACCACCTCTATTGTAGTGATGAACACAAGTAGATATACCAACATTAACAACATATTCATTTGAAGAGATAATCTTATCTACAAATGTTCCACCAGAAGCATAATCGGATCCACTTACTGAATTATTGACAAGTCTTGGAGCAACAATAGCACCTTGAATTGTTCCACCAGTCTTATAGAATGTTGGTACAGTAGATAAACCAACGTTCATCTCTACTTTAGTACTATTGATAACTCTAGTAACCTTAGTACCATCAAACCAAGGATCTCCTTTCTTAGGATATGCATGTGCCTGAACATTACCATCTCTAGTACAAGTGAATGTTAAAGCACCCTGTTCATACTTAAAGTTAGTTCCAGCAGTGAAACTATGACCAGCACCAACTGTCATTGTCATAATACCCACAACTTCATTATAAGTTGCAGCCGAAGCGGTGTAAGTAACAGCAGTTGTTGTACCTACATTTACACTTAAAGTATTTGGTAGAGATGTATCAACAGTTAGTTTAGAATTATGGGCTGGGTCTGAAGATCGAGGATAGTTATGTTCGGTGGAATTATCATCCATCGCACAAGTATATGTTAGAGAATCTGTAACAATTCCAACACTTCTACTGTAATCCACTCCATGTGCATTATCAGTTGTTAATTCAACCCATCCTGTAGAAGGATTGTAAGTAGCATTAGTAACATTTACGGGAGTTATTGTGGTTATACCAACATTAACTGTAATGGAGTTTGTACTATGTGTCTTAATACCTATCTCTTGATTATCGATAGGATCTCCAGTATTGATTGCCTTACCAACATTTAATGTTACAGTATTCTGAGTTGTTGCTCCAATTGCAACATTCTTGTTGTGTATGGGATCTGTTGTTCTAGGATATGAATGGTTACTAGCATGTCTATCCTTAGCACAAGTGAATATCAAGGAATTAGTAGCAATTCCAATATTATCTCCAACTACAAGTGCATGATTAGCAGAAGTTAAAGTTAATATTCCAGTTATTCCTGTATAAGATGCAGCAGAGACATCTAATGAAGATCCAGCAGCACCAACATTAACAGTAATACTACTTGCAGTTGTAGATGCAATAGAAATTATCTTTGCATTATAAGGATCAGTTGCACGAGGATATGCATGATCACTTGCATAATTATCCCTACCACACTTGAATGTTATACCACTTGTAACGATTCCAACCTTAAGTTGACTATCAACTGCAAGAGTTACAGTTGCAGGATCAACAGTCATGGTCATTATACCAGTCGAAGCATCATAAACTGCGGTGGTAACACCAGCATATTGTAGTGTAGATACACCAACATTCATAGAAAGTGTTGTTGCTGTAGTTCCTGTTATTGCAATCTCTTTCTTATGATATGGATCTGTTGTACGTGGGTATGCATGGTTAGAAGAATGACTGTCTCTTGCACAAGTCATTGTTATTCCACCAGTTGCAATTCCAATTGTATCATTGGTGACTAATCCATGACCAGTTGGAACAGTAATAGTTAAAACACCCGTAGAAGGAATGTAAGTAGCAGTGGATATGTTAGTAGGTACATTTGTACTAACACCGACATTGACGGTCAATGTATCTACTGTTGTTGCTCCAATTGCAACGTTTGTCAATCCATATATTGGGTCTGTAGTACGAGGATATGTGTGTTCAGTAGCATGAGCATCTCTAGCACAAGTGAATGTTAAAGAATCAGTCTTAATTCCAACAGTATCAGTACCAGCAATAAGACCATGAGCAGAGCCGAACGTTAGTACTAGATTACCTGTAGTAGGGGCGTAAGTTGCACCTGTTGGAGTAAATTTAGTACCTGACCAAGAACCTTTATGGACTGCATCAGTATTTTCTGTTCCA